TGATCTAGGGGCGTACCCATGTGAGCAAATTCCACAATGCCTTCTGGCATCGGGGTGGACTCGACTACAAGCGGAAACTTCTTATTGGCAAATAAGATATCTACAATTTGACCGTAAGCTGCAAGAACTTTTGTTTTGGTAATCTTGATGAATACCTTAGAGCGTTCTGTGTCACGGTATTTAGTTGTAGAGTCGTAAATGCCCCTGAAGTTTTTGTACGCCTGTAACCAACGTTGCTCGTAAGCGTAACGACCGTTTTCAGCGTCTTCGAAGCGAGACTTTACGTAACCTGCTAGACCGGGCATTTCCCCAGAAGGGTCTATTACCGGTACGGCTGTTTCGTCGTCAGGTTGGAGATAATCGTCGGACATATCGACTCCTTAGTAGTCGCGTGATTCTGCCATCTTCATTACTGAAGGATCAACAGCAGCCTTAGTCATCTTCTTAGGCATGTCTTCGGTGAGTACACCTGTCTTTGCCTTAGTATCAAACTCTAGACCTTCGCGATATAGCTTGCTACAGCTTTCTTGATCATCTACAGATACCTTGTCAGCACCCATGATGTAAGCTTCGCCCATGTTGAGATTCATGGTTATTCTCCTAATTATTAAGGTTGCATATTTAGAAAGTTATCCGTGCTTGGATATTGCGAGGGAATCGCACTTTCTTGTACTCTTGCTGCATCTCTTTCTTTTACGGCTTGAGCAGCTTGTATACGTGCCGTATCTAATTGTTCTTGGGTGGCTGGGCGATCACCGGGTTGTAATTCGCCTGACCCTAGTTCTGTGGGAGCCATGATCATCGGTATGGCTGCAGCAGGTCCGGCAGCGGCTCCTAACGCTCGTGCGCCAACCTCTAAACCTACGTCAACTGCAGCTTGAGCAGGATCAGACAAGATACCCAGAGTAGTCACCGTACCTAAACCAGCCCCTATTGAAAGCTTTGACCAATCGATTTTGAATCCGGCTTTCGTCATTGCGTCTTTGGTTTCGGGGGACAAGTCACCTAAACTTGTAGGTTCTGGCTTTACTACAGGTGTTACTGGCTCTGGCATAGCAGCAGCAGTTGGTTGATCGAACATGCCTGAAATACCATACGTTGCGCCACGAACTGTCTGTGTCTCAGGATCGAATCGCTGAGATACATCTGTACCCTCAACCTGATCAAACCAGTTACCAACTGATTGTGCAGCGTCTCGTTCTGCAGGGTAGAATGTTCCACGGGGACGAACTAAGTATCCTGACTTGGCTGTCTTCGATCTAGTTTCCGCACCAGACTTTTGGCTACGTCCCTGTAAGAAGTCTAGCATTGTATCAGGCATCTGTACTTCAAAGGCTGCAACGTTTGCAAATACGTTACGAAGAAGAGCCGCGCCAAACTTACCTTTTTTATCTTCGCCTGAATATGAGGGATCATCAGGAACTAACGTATTAAAGTCTTTATTTGTGATGTTGTCTTTGATGATAGGCGTGGATGTCTTAATGCGAGAAAGAACTTCTGTCATATCATCCGTCTTTACTTGACGATACTTTCCACCCTTTCCCTTAATTACAAATACAGGTGCAGCTTTACCTGCCTTAATCTTATCTTCTATAAAAGAGCGTATTCCAACATCTTGCTGATTAGCAGCTAGACGCTGTTGAAGACGAGCATGTGATTGTTCGTTTAGGGGAACGTCTTGTGGTATAGCCTGCTTACGAGCACCACCTACTTTTTGTGCACCTGTTCGTTTCTCAAGGTCGGGAGTAGCTTTTGTCTGCGGTGTAATCTCAATAGTACCGCGATCTACTTTATACTCCGCACCCGTTAAGCCTGCAACTGCTCCACTACGATATCCCGTCTGCAGGTTTACATAAATTGCATCGGCAATTACAGCATCGTTACCACCACCTTCACGAATGGCGTTTAACTGCTGCATAAACTCACCCCAGCCCTGCTTGTTTTGGGCTATGATTGCAACCTCAGTTTGCTTCGGGGCAGATATTCTTTCACCGAAGATGTTGAATGTCTGTGGATCGTTAGACTCTAAACCGGGAAGCAGGTTCAAGGCAGGCGACTTAGGGTCTGCGTTAAATATCTGTCTGTTTACATCTTTGGAAATCAGACGAAGATCATCCTGTAGGGAGTTTGCTGCACCTTGACTCTTTGTTCCCTCTAGCATCTTATCGATGGGACGAACACCGTTTTCGTCAGGCGTGAATGCTTGAACAAGGGGCATATTCCCGTATTGTTTCAAGGCTCCTTTTGCACTGAACCGTGCAATCTTACCCGCACCACGAGCATTGTAAGCGTCGGCTGCTTCGCGAAGAGTGATCTGGGTCGGGTCTTTTTTAGATGGCATAGGTTCGTTTGCTGCTACGGGAGTTTTTGCCGTTGTTATGTTCTTGGACGCAGATGCGCCTTTTTCTTGCATCTCCATAACTTTACCGAACTTTTTTTCATAGTCTTTAAAGCTGGCATCATCGAACAGTTCTGGTGCACTCAACTTTATAGAAGATGCAATAGAAAACTTTGCATTTTCATCAGCAAGGGGAAAGCCAGAATAATCTAAAAGAGCAATAGCCTGTTTAACAGTTAGTTTCTTGGGTGTTTTTATTCTGCCTTGACCGGGTTTTCCACCAAACTCTTCGAACAAAAACTCTTCTTCTTCGGGAATATATGGGATGTCCATGTATTGTCTAAAAGCAAGAGTACCATCCTTTACCATTTTTTCGGCGGTACCCATGTTCTTAGAGATGTCGGTTGGTTCTGCCATAGGTTAGTATCCGAATACTTCATCTTGAACCTTGTGAACGTGGTTCTTGATTGCGCCTAGTTGTTGATGTATAGATGCGTAGCCACTCATGCGGGTCATTACCATGTAACGTAAGGCATCGTATGCGTGGTCTTCTGCTTTAGTGTCCACGTCTTCGCTGTTGGTTTTTGATAGCGGAATACCTGCAAGCTGTTTGACTGTGTGCTGGCAAGTAGAGAATACGCGAAGACGTGGTTCCTGTGAATATGGATCATCCGCAAGTCTGCGGTGAACTTCCATCTTTCCTTGAATACGGTTGCGGTCTGAAGGAGTCCAACGAACGCCTTGACGCATCATAACTTCTGCTATAGACGGTCCGAAGCCTGTCTTGTTCCAGCAAGAAGCATCGAGCACCGCGTAGTGAGGTAATGGATCAAACTGTTCTGCTTCTAGTATTTTATCAGCTAATTGCTCTGCTGTCAAGTGTTTTGCATACAGTTCACGATAAACCCAAATATTATTATCCCAGTCAATAGCACCCCACAGAACAGCCGACGGGCTGGAGTACCCGTAGTCCGCCGCTCGAATGCGAGGCCAATTGGTAGGTAGATCGAAAGATTCGACAACGTGCTTACTCCTTGTAAATTCTGGGAAGGCTGCTCCCTCTGCCACATCCCAATCCCCTTCGAGAAGTCTCTTCCGCTCGACCTCTGGGAGCGAACGTAGCATGGCTTCGTATTGACCGTCAGCCATGAGGTGGGGATTATCTGTCAGCCGTGCCGGTACAAACTTGCGGTAGAACAGCGGCTGACCTGCCTTTTCGTGACCGCTAGGCCACACAAACGGCTTCATAGTATCTATGTCGTATGCGGGGAAGGCAGTGTTCTCTGTACGAGAATCGATGTACATCTTCTTTACCCACCAGCCGCCGACACCGCCGGGGTTGGCTGTACAACGCATATTCAAAGATTTCTGTAGTTCGGGATCGGTACTACGCAAACGAGAACGAAGGTAGTCCCAGACATAAGGGGTTGGGTATTGTGTTATTTCGTCTATTCCTATCCAGTTAAAAGCCTGTCCCTGAAAACGGGTAACGTCTTTATCTCTGTCTAGGTATGTAAACCATAGGGTGGCTCCTGATGGAAAGTGCCACGTTGATTTTGATTCACGGAACTTTGCTCCGGGGAACGCCTTTGTGTATAGCTGGCGTGACTTATCGATTAGTTCTGTTAGTTCGTCTAAGGTGCGTCTGAGAAGAAGGCCACGCATATTAGGGTTGTGACAATAGCGTAAGGGGTCAGCAAGTAGAGCGAACGACTTACCACCACCAGCGGCTCCGCCGTAAAGAACGTCTTGCTCTGACGCTGCAAGAAACTCTTCTTGTGGTCCAGCGTTTGGCTGAAATACAATTTCACTGTCTTGTACGAGTTCAGATACGGATTCGGGTAGAACGGAGAGATCTCCCATGTCGACCACTGTACTTCCGTCGCCCTTGATTCCTTTTTCGACTTTTCCGATTGTCTTTTCGAGTTTACGTGCATAGTCTCTTTGTGCTTCTGCTTTTTTAGTTGTTTGCGTTGCTTTTTTCTTTGCGGCACGTAGTCGCTTCTGTGCACCACGACGAGCACGTTCAGCAGTAGATAGCTGATACGTTTGTTTCGGTGCGTTGGGGTCTTTCTTAGGTCGACCCACTTTACGCTTTGGCTCGTCGGTTTCGGACAAAGCCTAGTTCTTTTCCGCAGACGGATCAGCAGAACGTCCCTTACCATTTGGGTTGGCTTCGTTCCACTTCTTCATGCCAGCTTCTACCATATCTTTTTCGTCGCCGTAGACACGGACGAGGTGATTGTACGCATCACGCTTGTTCATTTCGGTGAAGTCTGTCACCAGATCTTTGAGGTTTTGTATTAGTTCCATAGCTATACCTTATAGATTGCTTTGCGTCCGCGACAAGCCCCACCCATTGCTTTAGGCTTACGCTCGTACAGTTTTGGTTTGATTACCTTGATCCACTGATCGTACTCTTGGTTAGTCAGCTTTGATATCTGATCACTCAGGGCGATTGTGCGAATTTCTTTATCACTCCGCATCGATAATCACCTCTTTCTTTGGGGGTAACAGAACTACGCCGTGAACGGCGGTTACGTTGTGGTTGATTTGTTCCTGCTTTGCTACGCCAACGCGGTTTAGGAGCGACTCAGCAGCCTTGAGGCGCAAGTCATCTCCACGTTCAGGGGCAGGATTGTCTATTGTTGCTATGACGCGGCTTGCAGCCTTGAATGCGTTAGTAGCTAAGACTGTTTTTGTACGGTCAACAATCTCATCAGCAAGCGTAGAACGTAGCCACGCGGCAGAACCCCGCGAGTAACCGGCATCGACTGCTGCTGCTGTGACTTGTCCGCCATTTTCAAACAGAAAGTCGAGGAACTTCTCCTGTTGAGGACTTAGTTCCTTCTTCTTGTGTGTCTGGGGAAGTAGATTCATCGTTTTGTTCCGAAACCGACGCGCATTGCCACTTGATATCGAGTTCGAATAGGTGAACTTTGATTGCAAACTCAGCCATCTCGTCTACACGAACCTTACAAGCTTCTTTTGTCTCGTAAGGACCGCGTGTATCGTCGAGTTTGTAGCATGTGTCAGGCGAAACCGACAGACAGACGATTATTGCTGCTTCATATAGCATGTCGATTTCCTTGTGAATGAGATGTGGGACCGATTTCTTAGCCTACATCGCCCTGTTACTACAAGTCAGAGAGGTTAATTGTCGGGATGCGCTAGAATAATCTAGCCCCACAACACAAGTATAGCCATCAACAGCCTGTAAGTCAACAGCAAAAATATAAAATAGGCGTATAGGTTACTTTTTTCTTGACAAAATTGAATTTTACCCTTATACTGAGGGTAAGACCCGCCGGGAAATAACACCATACCACCCCGTTTCCCCTATACGTCGGTTTTGTACCCCACTGGGAGATCCCTTTGGGGTCTTTTTTTGTCTTAGGTTTGGGGCAAGCCCCCCTACACGTCGGTTTCATAACCGTATCGATAACCCTCAAGGATAAAATTGCTGTCGACATTGCATAGCATATGCCGGGGGGGTGGCATGCCCCTTGCGTGCCCCCGCGCAAGCCATATTTATTTCCCCTTTGGGACTTTGCCAAGGTTGCCACCCCTTCGACATAACCCTAAACAACACCCCGCCGATTAATCCCGCCGGTTTACTCGCACCCGCACCCATGCGCGTTACCTAATTTGTCATGCCGGTTATTATCCCAGTGGCCTATTGAGGTCAACATAACTAACAATACAACGGAATAGCCCCGCCCAAAATATCCTGCACAATCAACCGGCAACGGTATTTACTAAGCTTCAGGCAAAAAAGAACCCGCCGGACTAGCCAAGCGGGTCAAGGGGAGGGAGAATGCGTCGGTTTCGTTAGTCGGTTTTGATGATCTTAAGCTTTTCCTGATAAGCTTTGACGGTGTTTTCTCTATCGAATGAATAGGCCGGAAGCCCCGCCAGTTTCATAATCTCGCGCAAACAATCCATCTGATTATAGATGCTGTCGGTCATGTTGCGGATAGTAACAAGCTGATCTTTGTCCAAGACAACAAGGTCAGATGCGCGGGTTTCTTCTGTGATATTCAA